GGAGAGCCTGGCTGCCCTCTTCTGTATAATATAGCGATATTATCAGATTTGGACATTTGGCCAAATTTTGTCAACGATGTTGCAAAAAGGAATTAGTAGAAAAGGAAAAAACCAAAACATGGCTCAACCAACTGCGGGAAGGCCACCTAAGCCTAATGAGATCAAAAGACTCATGGGAAATCCAGGTGGAAGACCTTTGCCTGATTTAAATACAATTTCTCATTTGCCAATGGCTAGAGAAATACCACCAGCACCAGAAAATCTCAATCAATCTGGATTAGATTTATGGAATCGTGCTTGGGGTGTGGCTATAACTTGGCTTAGTCCAGTTAGTGATATTGAATCAATTAAAAATGCTTGCCATTTGGCTGATGCAAATGAGGCTGCAAGAGACCGTTATATGATTTCCACAGAACCTGCAGATGCTAAAGCATATGTGGCAATTAACAAGGCTTATACAGATGCTCTGACCTCACTGGGCTTTGATCCAGTTTCCAGATCTCGTTTAGGAGTTGCAGAGGTACGAGTTGCAACATCCATAGATAAATTATTAGAAAAAAGACAGAATCGTGCAAAAGTGATTTTTGAAGAAGACATAGACAACCAAGGGGCCATATATGAACCAAGTAGCAATTAACGACATAGGCAGTTTAGAAGAATTTCTAAAAGCCATAGACGAATCCATGAAGAGTTATAATATTGGAGATGCAGTCACAGGAACAGTTGTACAGATTGATCGTGAAGGAGTCCTTCTAGATATTGGCTGTAAGACTGAAGGATTTATTCCTAAGAAGGAAGTATCTGCCAGACGCACTATTGATATTCATGATGTTGTCTCAATTGGACAATCTGTTAATGCTAGTATTATTGGTATTGACCAAGAAGGCCAATATGTTCTTTCTATGAAGGAAGCAGAAGTAGAGGCCATTTGGTCTGAAGTAGAATCTATTTGGAACTCTGAAAATAAAGTTGTCTCTGGCGAGATCACTAAATTGGTCAAGGGTGGCATGATTGTAGATATTGGAATTAGAGCATTCTTGCCATCATCACAATCTTTCATTGATAAGTCAGAAAACTTCTCTCGTTATGTTGGCCAAACAGTAGATGCCAAGATAATCCAGTTTGATAGAGAAAAGGGAAATGTGGTTATTTCACGAAAAGCCCTTGTTGAAGAAGAACAAAAAGAATACAAGAAAATACAGTTTAATGAATTAGAAGTTGGCCAGGTATATACGGGCAGAGTTTCAGGAATTAACAATTTTGGAGTTTTTGTCTCACTTGGCCTAGTATCTGGCTTGATTCACAAATCTAAAATGGGCACATGGACTCCTGAGCAATTTACTATTGGTCATGATGTACAAGTAGAAATCATAGAAATTGATTTTGACAAGGATAGGCTCTCGTTAGCATATAGAGGTTAATCATGGAATCCAAAATAGAACATTGGCCTCCATCATATCTCTCTCCCGTTTCCGCACTTGAATTGCAAAATAGTCGTGGATATGATGTTATAGATTTTGCTGAAACTCTTTGTCGTATTACAGAAGATTCAATTGCAGGTAGCGTTGGAGACAAATTAGTCTTACGCCCATGGCAAAAAGAACTTCTTATCAATTTATATGCAGAAGATGAGTCTGGATTACTAAAACATCGTCGTGCTTTGATTGGTATTCCTCGTAAAGCAGGAAAATCTGCACTTTTGGCTACTTTAGTGCTAGAACAACTACTTCTTGGCGTAAATGGTGGTCAAATCTACTCATGTGCTGCAGATAAAGATCAGGCTAAGATTATTTTCAAAACGGTAAAGAGAATGATTGAATTAGAGCCAGAATTAGCAGAAGTACTACAAACTTATAGAGATGTAATCTATAATCCAGGTACAGGAACAGTTTATAGAGCCCTATCTTCAGAAGCGTTCACAAAAGAAGGTCTAAACTCTACATTTGTGGCATTTGACGAGTTACACTCACAGCCAAATAGAGAACTATACGACACAATGTCACTGTCTATGGGTGCTCGTTTAGAGCCAATGCTTGTAGCAATCACCACTGCTGGAACGAAATACGACTCTTCTGGAAAAGAATCTCTGTGTTATCAGATGTATCAAAGAGGCGTACAACTAGCAAAAGGAGAGGTTGAAGACCCTTCCTTCTTTTTTGCGTGGTATCAAGGCGATGAAAAACTCAATTATAAAGACGAAGATAACTGGAAATTAGCAAATCCTTCTTACGGAGACATATTATCTGCGGAAGATATGAAGTCTGCTTCACTTTTGACTCCAGAGGCTGAATTTAAAACTAAAAGACTTAACCTATGGACAGATAGTGCCCAAACATGGATACCTACTGATGCATGGGATGCTCTAACTCTTAAAAACAGAGAGCAGATTCCACAAGAAGATGTTATACTTGGGTTTGATGGATCTTTTAACGGAGACTCAACTGCTATAGTTGCCTGGTACCTTGGTGGAGAAAAACCTCACCTAGATGTGTTGGCAATTTGGGAAAGACCAGATGATGCAGATCAAAACTGGTGGATTCCAGTAGCAGAAGTAGAACAAACAATTATTGATGCCTATAGAAATCCAGACTATAGCATGAGAGAGATTGTTTTTGATCCTGCAAGATACTCAAGAACATTTATGTTGTTTGATGAGGAAGGAATGCCAGTAGTGTCTTATCCAAATACTGCAGAACGCATGGTTCCTGCAACTGCTAAGTTTTATGAGGCAGTCATGAATGGATCATTTACACACTCTGGACACGAAGCATTAAATAGACATGTAGCAAACTCTATGACCAAAACATCGTCAAGAGGACTTATGATTCAAAAAGCAAACAGCAAAAAGAAGATTGACGCTTGCGTGGCATCAATCTTTTCTTATGATCGTGCAACAGTGCCAGTACCAACAAAGCCTGTAGCAAGATTCTTTTCACTATAAAGGAGAAATATGAAAACAAAGAAGCCAAACATAGACTGGTCATTAACGACTGAGGTAGTTGGAGTTGCATTAGCAGCATATGGCTTATTTTTGATCTTTCCTCCTGTTAGTTTCATCGCACTTGGCGGATTTTTAATCTGGGCTACGGAGAAAGAATAACATGGCAATCGCAGGTATTTATAATTTTACCATTGATCAGGGTTCTACATGGACACTACAAATAGTCTATAATGATTCAAACGGCAACCCAATTAACTTGACTGGCTATACAGCAGAGATGCAGGTTCGTCGTAAGTTTGATTCTGATACTGCTGTTTTGACTTTATCAACTTCAAATGGTGGTATTACAATTGTGCCATTGACAGGAACATTAAATTTAGTTGCAACAGATGAACAAGCAGCAATCGCTGCAGGTCTTTATGTTTATGATTTAGAACTAAGCACTGGTGGAGTTAGAACTCGTTTAATTCAAGGAACAGTAACAGTAAGTGGAGAGGTAACAAGATAATGTCGTCAATATCAAATCAAGTAGTTGTTAACGAAACAAATAACCTTGTTACAGTATCTGCACCTGGCCCACAAGGTGGTGCTGGTCCAACTGGAGCAACAGGAGCCACAGGAGCGACAGGTCCTGCAGGAGCAGGAACAACTGGAGCAACAGGTCCTACTGGTGTAACTGGTGCGACAGGACCTACTGGTGTTGGAACAACAGGTGCAACTGGTCCACAAGGAGTAACTGGAACTACAGGACCAACTGGTCCCGCAGGAACAACAGGTGCAACAGGAGTTACAGGTCCAGTTGGTGCGACAGGTGTTACAGGAGTTTCTGGTGCAGTAGGATCTACAGGTCCAATTGGAGTAACAGGTGCAACTGGTGCTCAAGGAGTCACAGGTAATGTAGGACCTACAGGAGTTACAGGACCTGCAGGAGCAACAGGAAGTACTGGCCCACAAGGTGTTACAGGAGATGTTGGACCCACAGGCGTAACAGGACCAGTTGGAAGTACTGGAGCAACAGGCAGCACTGGTGCCACTGGAGCCACGGGACCCACAGGAGCCACAGGAGCAGATGGTGTATCTACTAACTACTATGATTACCAAGCAGATACTAGTGCAACAACAGGAGATCCTGGAAATGGTCACATAATTTGGAACAATGCAACACAAGTTTCTGCAACACAGATCAATGTTAGCCACATCAATCAAGATGGTGTTGATATTGATATCTTCTTGGCATTGCTAAAGACAAACGACATTATAATTTTACAAGACAAGTCTGATTCTAATAACTATCAGAAGTGGACTGTTTCTGCAACACCAACTCCACAAACTGGATATTTTGAAGTACCTGTAACTTTGGTTACATCAGCAGGAACTGGAACAACTGGTTTTGCTAACAATCATAACTTAATCTTTGCAGTAAGTGCTGCAGGAATCGTTGGTCCTACGGGAGCGACAGGCCCAGTTGGTGCCACAGGAAGTACAGGAGCCACAGGGCCTCAAGGAGTTACTGGCGTTACAGGAGTTACAGGAGCAGTTGGCGCAACAGGTGCTACTGGACCACAAGGCGTTACTGGCGATGTTGGACCTACTGGTGTAACTGGTCCCGTTGGTGTAACTGGGGCTACAGGCCCACAAGGAGTTACAGGAGATGTTGGACCTACTGGTGTTACTGGTGTAACTGGAGATACTGGCCCTGCTGGTGCTACAGGTGTGACTGGTGATACTGGTCCTGCAGGTGCAACTGGCGTGACTGGACCTATTGGCGTTACAGGAGCAACAGGAGTTACTGGTGCTACTGGCCCATCAGGTGCGACGGGAGCGACAGGACCATCTGCAACGATATCTGCAACCAACACAGTAGCACAAGGACTTTTGGCTGCTAATCAGACAATTAATTCAGGCGTAGATACTCTTATTCAATTTGTTGATGACTTTGATCCAAATAACTGGTGGGATGCAACAACAGACCGTTTCACTCCAACAGTTGCTGGATATTACAACATGACGCTGAATGTTCAGTGGATTGATGGAGAAAGCGGAGAATATCAAAGCCAAATTAGAAAGAATGGAACTTCAGTTGCAACTTTCTTAAACGAAATTACTATTACAGACGAACTATCTCAAGGTAATTCTAAACTTGTTTTCCTAAATGGTTCTACTGACTATGTAGATTTCATAGTAAGACATAATGATCTTTCTAATAGAGATATTCTAAGAGGTAACTCTTCTGGTTCAGGAACATATTTCTCTGCAGCATTGATGACTACTGGTGTAGGAGCAACTGGTGCGACTGGTGCTACAGGTCCAGATTTTGCGGGATACGATAGAGTAATTTATGTATCAACAGCAGACGGAAATGATACAACTGGAAACGGTGATCTAACAAAGCCAGTAGCAACAATTACAAAGGCTTTAACACTTGTAGATAGTACAAGATGCACATTGATGGTTTATCCAGGTACATATACAGAAAACATTACTCTTCCATCTTTCCAAGGTATTAATATATCTGCAGTAAATATTGATAGTAATGCTCAAAGTTATACTTATATTAATGGAACAGTAACTATATCATTTGCAAACGCTCTTGCAACGCTAAATGGATTAACTATTGGCACTCTTGAAGTTACAGGAAGTGCTAGTGCCTGGGTAAATAATTGCAGAGTTGAGACTGCAACTAATAAATCCTCAAGTGGTTTCTTATTTGTTAAGGGTGCAAGGAATAATACTTCTTCTACAATATCAATTACAGGTGGTGGACAAACTCGCCATGATGAGTGTGCTTTTGTAGGTATCCCTACAATTAATGCTGCTTCTTCTATAGTTACTTTTAGAAATTGTGCAAGCGTTGGTACTGTAACCAATACAAATGGTAATACATTCATTGTTGACTCATCAGTATTTTCTGCTGCTACATATCCAGTAACTTCTGCTGCTGGACAACTTGCAATGTTTAATTCTCAAGTATTTAATGCAATTGGAACTGTAACACAACCAGTTCAAGTAACTGGTGGAACTTATTCAATAATTAACTGTCCAATTAACTACACTGCTTCTGACTTTACTGGTGGAACTAATTTGAATATTAGTTCAATCTTTGGACAAATAACTTCAACTGCACCTGCTATTGTTGATCAAAATCAAGCAAATCAAGGAATATACATAACAAGAGGATTGAACAAATCTCTAAATGGTAATTTTGGTATTGGTAGTGGTGGTACACTTGCTAATACTACAACAGGCGTAGACAACCTTGCTTTTGGAAGAGGTACACTAGGACAAACTACAACTGGTGGTGGAAATGTTGCTATTGGAAGTTTTGCTTTAGCAAATAACACAATTGGTAGTGTTAATGTTGCAGTTGGAAATAACACCTTAAATGCAAATACAACAGGTGGTACAAATATTGCTATTGGTAATAGTACTCTTAGTTCAAATCTAACAGGTTCTACAAATGTTGCAATTGGCGAAGAGGCACTTTTTACTAGCACAACAGGAAGCAACCTTCTTGGAATTGGATATAGATCTTTAAGAAACCTAACAACAGGTACTAATAATATTGGTGTTGGTCCAAATACTTTGCGTTCTGCAACAACTGGCTCAAGTATGGTTGCCTTTGGTGCTAATGCTTTAGAAAATATTCTAATTGGTACTGGAAATATTGGAATTGGTGGAAATGCACTTCAATATGTAAATGCTGTAAACGGTAACACAGCAATTGGAAATAATGCTCAGGGTGTAAACTTTAATGGAGCATTTAACACCAATGTTGGTGGAGCATCAATGCTTAATATTATTGGTGGTAGTAATAATAGTTCATTGGGACAAGCAGCACTTCAAAATCTAACAGATACAGTTGCTTCACTTGGAACAATTGTTCCAGGTTCTGGATATACTGATGGAACATATGCAGGCGTTAATTTAACTACTGATCATTTCTATGGATTTGGTTCAGGAAATCTTGTTGCAGATATTACAGTATCAGGTGGAGCCGTAACAGGAGTAACTATGGTTGTTGGCAGAGGTGTTAGAGTTACTTCAATTCTTTCAATTCTAGCAGCAACTGCACCTGCAGGACTTCTAACTGGTTCAGGATTTAGCGTTCCTGTAGCATCTGTTAATGTTTCTGCAAATAACACAGCAGTTGGAAGAGATGCAGGAAGATTTGGTTATCAATTCAACAACAATACATATATTGGCCATCAAGCAGGACAAAATGCTACTGGTTCACGAAATGTATTTATTGGCTGGTCAGCAGGGCAGAATGAAACTAACTCTGATAGACTCTATATCTCTAATACAGGCACCACAACTCCATTAATATTTGGTGCATTTGATAATACTGGTGGACTTAATGGAAGAGTTAAGATTAATGGAAATCTTGAACTAAAGACAAAGACTCCATCATCTGCTTCTGACACAGGAGTAGTTGGAGAAATTGCCTGGGATACAGATTACATCTACATTTGCACAGCAACCAATACTTGGAAGCGAGTAGGTATAAGTACATGGTAAAATTAACTAAGGGAAAAGGGTAATCAAATGAGTCTATCTAAAAGACTAAGAGCATCTGGTGAAGCCAGAGATATGAACAGTCAATATATTCTTCCATTGATTCCACCTCGTCCTTTATTTGGTGTAGCCAATACAGGTACATATGTTGATACAGAATCTGCTATTCGTACATCTACCGTTTATGCATGTGTAAGATTACTTGGAGATACTATTTCTTCATTGCCAATGGGTGCCTATGTACGCAGAGGACGCAATCGTTTATCTTATGCATCAGTTTATGGAGATGTTCCAGCATGGATTAATACTCCAAACCCAGAACAAACAAGACTAGAATTCATTGAGCAAGTTATTACTTCTATGCATTTGCATGGTAATGCATTTATTTTGACGGTACGAGATAGTGATAATGAAGTAACAGAACTATATGTACTAAACCCAAATGAAGTAAGAATTGAAAGACCTATCCCAGGAGAACCACTTGTTTACAGAATTAAAGATATAGATAATGGTCTATATGATCAGATTCTAACAAGTAATGAAGTTCTTCATATTCCACTATTTAGAATGCCAGGATCATACTATGGCTTAAGCCCAATTGGTGCTTGCCGTATGTCTGTTGGTATTGCACAGGCTTCTGATACATATGCTGCCTCATATTTTGGTAACGCTGCTAATCCTGGTGGAGTTATTGAAGTTGCAGGAGAATTAAACGCAGAACCC